ATCAATCTCAAACCACTTTAATCTTCCTGACATATCGTCAAAAAGATATCCACTCTCTAGATAAACCGATAAACATTCTCTAATTTCCATAACAATTTATTTTTTTTAATTAAACAACATCATTTGCCTTGATCACTATCCGTATCAATATTATGAACAAGCTCATATAGATCATAATCACTACACTCTGCTAAACATAAAGAGAAGACGTTCCTGTCGTTAATCAGGAAATAGCTATCTTCTAATATGAAGATAGATCTTCCTACCTCTAAAAACAGTCCCATAACTCATTGCCTCTTTTATTGCCAAACACTTTCTGAAAAGTATGACGATCTGCCTTATTCTCGAATTTACGCATCCGTCTAATCCACTCATATCCGTGCCTCACTAAATCCAAGCCGCCGGCTTCATCGAAGCTCCCGTTTTTATCAATTCATTTATTTACATCTATCAACATACTCCCTTATAATATTACATTAAACAACTCGTTTAACCTATCTATCTCACTTAGGTATTCATCTTCTTTATCAAATCTAATTTGCGTCCCTCCCTCCAATCCAAAGGACAGGGTAAAGGATATGACCCAGCCCGATCCGTCCACGGCCTGCTCCTTGGGAACCCAAGACATCACCGCTTTCTTGGATATCCACCATCTCCCTATCTGAACGAAATCAGGATAGTTGTCTATTAAATATACCATCTGATTAGCCATCTTATTAACATCATCAAAAGGCACTATATGATACTTGTTTCTTATCCTGACCTTCACGAAGGGGTTATCCATATTATATGCCGCAAATGCTGATATCACGGAACTAGGATATCTAACTCCTTTTATTATCACCCATTTCATATATCACCCCCTTTTATATAACATAAATTCATTGGATAAAATTTATCCGCGCTCTCTTTTCCGTCTCCGCGAAAGTCAGCCAGCCCGCATGTCAGGATGCTCACAAGGTTATCCACCACCTCCAACTCGCTCGATTTGAACCACGCCAACTGACTGTAAGTTTCACCTATCCATATTATACTCATTCTCCCGTCCCGACTGACCTCCTTGACCAGCCCTATATGGTTTTTAGTGTCCTTAATCACATTTGATTCGTCAATATTTGTAAGCCGAACAAAATCCATCGGTCGTATCACTTTATCCTCGTCCATGTTAATCCTCCTATATTTTTATTCTCTCAATTTGTTTTTAACCTCCTTGACATATTTAGGGGAATGTAGTCCCCTATGCAATCTTATAGCCCGATCTATATCCTTTTTAGGATTATGATGAGATTGATATATCTCGAACATTTCCCTAGCCTTGGAAGGATTTGTTCGATCATCATATCTATACCGCTTTTTCTTCCGTTTAAGGCGCAATATCCTATTAACCTCATCTACATACACCTTTTTCATCTGCCACCTCCCTAAAGCCCCGGAGGAGGCGTTATACGCACGATCGTCATCCCTTGACTCCACGAAAGACAAGGCGTCCGCCAGCTTGTCCCATACCCGTGCCTCGACCACGGCTGGCTTCGGGGCGAGGGGCATGCCTCCGCTTCCCTTTGGCGGTGTCAATATTATCATCGCCATCACGAGTAAGTATCTCATCACTCTCCCTTATTTTTATAAAACTCCTCCCCGAATTTCACGTTATCCACATAATCCTCCATACACTCATGAACAATTATATGAATATCCCCCTCCGCATATGTTACCTCAGACATCATTCTCTCATTAGTCATCCACCAAGAATAACTATCAATATGCCGTATCTCAAATCCACGACCATGTAACAGGCACATAACATTGTGTCTTAAATCCCTACCCATCATTATACACTCATACACGATATATCCGTTTATATTTTCATGAGACTTTCCGAACGTATAAATATACCTGCTCATCAACTTATACAACTCCCTTGCCACAGGATTCGGGATCGCCTCATCCATATCAAAATCATCACCCGTATCAATAATCTTATCCACGTCCCGTTCATCAATACAAGCCCTAGGCATTCCTATCGTCCGTACATAAAGGCGTGATCGGTGATCCCTACTTAACACTGTCCCGATATACTTTTCTCCTTTAGTGTATCCTATATTATGGTTGCCGGTTATATTAAACACAATTTCATCTCCTATATTAATCTCATCCATATTCAAGATATTTATATTACTTGTTATTTTTTTTATACAAAAAGAGGATATAATGGCATAATATTATGATGTCAAGACACAAATACGTTATCTATCATATTGCCATACATATCCTTCATGCAACGTTATTCACGGCATTATATCGTATATGATGCCGCATGCCATAAATACATCCAATCAATCCTCTTTTAAGTCTTTATCGCTATTAAGATTATCAGCTATATCCAATATCTTCGAAATAAGA